GGAATGGATTACGGTCGCCTACAATGACGAGGACGTGCCGCACGGCTTCACGCTGAACAAGTTGGGCTATGGGCATCCTGGGGTGTGGGATCGGGCCAACAGACTGCGTGTCCGCCTGAGAAACGCCCACGCCGTGATCCAGAGCCGTACCGAGCAGGAGCTCCTGCAGATGCCCGTCAACGTGGCTGTGGTGGGCGATGAGATCATCCAGTTCGCTGGGGCGATAGACCTGGGCAACGGGCTGTGGGAGCTGCACACGCTGCTCCGTGGGCTTAGGGGCACCGAGTGGGCAATCGATCTCCATGACAAGGCCGACCGTTTCGTCATGCTCACGATGAATGGCACGGATCGCGTCACGCACGACGCATCGCTGCTGAACGTGGAGGGGCGGTTCCGGGCAATCTCGGTGGGCGAGGACCTGGACTCCGCCACTGATCTCCAGTTCACGAACACCGGAAACTCGAAGCGCCCCTACTCACCGTTCATCAAGTCGGCTTTGAGGAGGGATGACGGCTCGATCGAGCTCGAGTGGCTGCCCCGTGTGCGCCAGAACGGCCTGCTGCTCAACGGTCAGGGCACGCCATTCGATCAGCCGACAGAGGAGTACGAGGTGGAGGTGCTCAACGGAAACACCGTTGTGCGGACCGAGCATCTGAATGAGACCCGTCAGTGGACTTACAGTGCAGCCAACCACCTCTCTGACTTCGGGACGATCCAAGACAAGGTGCAGCTAAGGCTGTATCAAATTGGCAGCATCGTCGGCAGAGGATTTGCCGCGGAGGTTTGGGTCTGATGGTTGCGACGCCTAAACTCGGAGTGAACCTCCTTGCGACCAACACGGTCAACAAGGAGGTCATCATCAACGAAGGTTTCGTAACCTTCGACGCCCTCATTGCGCGTGTAGCGAAGGGCATCACGAACGCACCTCCGGCCAACCCCGATGACGGTGACCTGTACATCATCGGCTCGAACCCGACTGGTGCCTGGAACGGCTACTCCCACCACATCGCGTTCTGGTTCAACGGCTGGCACATCATCAACGTCCCGCAGAAGATGAAGCTGTGGGTCGAGTCCACCGGATCGTACTGGACCAGGCAGGCCACGAACTGGACAGAGGACCCGGCAGGCACGCCCGCAGCACTCAGCGATCTGACGGATGTGTCGGGTGTGGCCCCGATCAACGGCTACGTCCTTAGATGGAACCAGTCCGAGGGTCTGTGGGTGCCTTCGCCCCTTCCGTCTGCCGATCTTGCTATCGATGACCTGCAGAATGTGGTCATCACGAACGTGGAGGATGGCCAGGCCCTGGTCTACGACGCGGTAGAGGGCAAGTGGGTCAACAAGACGATCAACCTTGACGGCGGCGCGACCCAGCTCAATGACCTGTCCGATGTCGATCTGTCCGGCGCGTCAGACGGCTACGTGGCTGTCTGGCAGGACGGCAAGCTGCAGTTCCAGCCGCCGCAGGACACGATCCCGGTCCCCGGCCTGGATCATCTGCCAGACGTGTTCGTGGACGACGCCCAGCCGGGGGACGTTCTGGCGTTCAACGGCTCTGCGTGGGGGCCGTCCCCTGCTGTCATCACCTACAGCTTCCTGGGCATGGTCGATGGTCCGCAGACCTTCGAGGGTTATGCGAACCATTTCCTCGTAGTGGACCCGACCGAGAGCCAGCTCGAGTTCAAGAGCCTCGACGACCTCTTGCAGAACTCGAACTTCAAGCTCGGCTCCCTGGGCGATGTACCGCCCGGCTACGGCAATCCGGGGCAGGTGCTGGTCGTCAACAACAGCCAGAACGGCTTCGTCTATGCCTCACTCCCGCCCACCATAACGGTGCGCTGGGACAACCAGAACATCACGACCCAGCTGACGGAGCTGACGTTCGAGGGGGCCACGGCGGTTGAGACCTCGCCCGGTAAGGTCACGGTTACGATCGATGAGCAGGAGCAGGTTGACTTCTACATCAACGATCAGATTCTGATCGACCCGATTGCAATTAATTTCAAAGGCTCGGGTGTCGTAGCGGTCGAGGACGAGGAGAACCCGAACCACTACATCGTCACGATCGACAGCGGGGGCGGGAATCTCTCGACGCTGGGTGACGTGGACTTCAGCGCCAAGGCCCCGCAGGACGGCGATGCTCTGGTCTATGACGCGCTCGCCGGTAAGTGGCGGGCTGACCGGCCTACGGGTGGCACGGTAGGCGAGGTGGACGGCACCGTGGAGCCTGCGCTCTACGAGTTCGGTCCGTTTGCACCGCCGAACAAGAACATGTTCCCGGACCGCTTCAACGCACCTTCGGCGGTCCTCATGGACGTGAAGAACCGTGGCATGCTGTTCCAGCCGGGCTCTCAGCCTGCTGGCATCAAGCACTGCCTTGCGTCCCGCACGCTGATCAACAATACCGCCCCCTGGCAGATCACGGCGCGTATCGCCCCCACGGGCTTTGAGGCGGGCGGCCATGCTGCTGGTGTGGCCATCCAGCGGGCGGCCAACGGTGCGCTGGTGTTCCTCGTCTTGGGCAACTCCAATTCGGACACCCAGTACAGCATGCGGTTCGGCTACGTGAACGCCTCCGGCACGGAGACGGTACTGATCACCGAGCCGAACCATTACCAGTGGATGCGCCTCATCTTTGACGGCAACAACGTCCTAGCCCTGGTCTCCTATGACGGCCTGATCTGGCACCAGTTCGGAACTGTCAGCGCGGCCACGGCGCTGGGCGGTGCTCCGAACAAGGTCGCCCTTGACAACCGCGTGCAGCAGGCCACGAGCGGCGAAGTGGGCATGCTCGTGACCTACTGGGAGGACCCGGACTTCCCGGCTCAGAGCCGCATCAGGCAAGGCGTGGTCAACGTCAATCTTGGCGGCCTGACGGACGTGGACCTTGGTGAGGAGGAGCTGGAAGACGGCCAGGCTCTTGTCTGGGATGCCGATCGCCAGGTCTGGACTGCAGGCAATCCGGTTGGCGGGGGTGGCCCCGGTGGTCCTGGGGGAGGGGCGGAGTCTCTCGACGATCTCACGGATGTGGACACTTCCACCAGTCCGCCCCAGCACGGCCAGGCACTTGTCTGGGACGAAATCGCCGGTGTCTGGAAGCCGGGTGCCCAGGTTGGTGGCCAGGGTCCGGTAGAGGTTGATCTCTCGGTCTTCATTGTCGGAGAGCCAGAGGCAGATGAAATCGTAGCCCGTTTCGTGGCCGTCCGATCCCTTACGCTTCAGGCAGGGTTCTACGGCAGTCGCGCTCATGCCCAGTCAGCACCGACCAGCACGGTCACGTTCCAGGTCAAGAAGAACGGCCTAGTAGTCGGAACGATTGAGTTCGCTGCCGACGAGAGTGAGGGCACGTTTGCAGCACCATCAGTCGTGGAGCTGGAGCCTGGAGACAGGCTTGACATCGTGGCTCCAAACAATGTGTTCGGCATTGCCGATATAGGCATTACGTTTGCGGGGAGCCGCTAAGATGGCCATTCTCTTTTGCGACGGTTTTGATCAGTATGGCGTCCTGACTGATGCGTACGCCTTCTGGTCGGCTACGACAGGAAGCCTTCCGGCGGAAATTTCCGACGACACGCCCTATGGCCGAGGCAAGTCCGTAAAGTTCAACAACGTAGTTGGGTTAAATAACGGTCTGAGAATACCGCTTGGACAGAACCTGACCACCCTGGGGTGCGCGTTCCATATTAAGATTTCGGAATACCCGCTAGGAACTGCTAGTCGGGGCATCATTGAATTTTACCTCAATAGTTCAGGTGCTCAGTGTTCCCTTGCCCTGAACAACAATGGGCAGATCAGGTTTGTCCGTTCTGAGGGCAGCACAACCAGTGTCAACAGCATTCTTTTCGTCTCCCCGAATGCCCTACCTCTGAACGAATGGGTGCACGTAGAGTTCAAGGTTTACATTGCGAACTCTGGGGGCTACGGCGAGCTGAGGGTCAACGGGAACGTTGAAGCAACTATCAGCAACATAGACACCCAGGATGAGACCAACGGTGGCTGTGATCTGCTCCGGGTTGGAAACGTGTACACCAGCGCTTCGTCTGCCCCAGGAACTATTCTCATCGACAATTTCGTATGCTGGGACGCCTCCGGCACGCAGAACAACGACTTCCTCGGGGAGGTTGAGGTTGCCACGCTGTTCCCGAATGCGGACGTGGACATCACGGACTGGACGCCTTCTTCGGGAAGCGATGGGTACGCCATGATCGATGAAGACGCGCCGGACGGAGACGACACCTACATCTACTCCGATGTGGAGGATGCGGTAGCCCAGTTCGAGCTGAGCAGCTTGCCCTCGGGGAACATGAGAATCCTGGCGGTGCAGCCCATGGCGCTTGCCCGAAAGGATGACAGCGGAGAACGCGGCATCCAGATAGGTATCGTGTCCGACGAGGAGGTTGCCGAGGCCGATCCGTTCATGCTGGGTTTTGGGTACGCCGTGACAAAGAAAGTGTTCGAGATCGACCCGGCCACTGATCTCTCGTGGGAGAAGAGTGCCGTTAACGCGCTGCAGATCAGAGCCAAGGTCATCTGATGACGGAAGCACGGATTACCCAGGCAGGTGCTGGTGTTGTCGTCGCTGGTGAGGACCCGGCGGCACGGATCACCAGCGCCAATGCTCAGGTCACCTGGAAGAACCAGGAGCCGCCCAAGGCACGGCTGACGGCCTTCCCCGTAAGCGTGCTGCTCAGACACAAGGCCGAACGGGTTCCCAGACCTCCGGCGCTTTTCAACGCGATGTACTCCGAGCATAGGGGCATCGTGAATGACCCGTTCTACGATAAGGTCGAGCTGCTGCTGAACGCAGATCATTACGGGCTGAGGGACCTGAGCAGGAAGAGACGGGGCATAGTCATTTCGCCCTCTGGAGGACCTGGACTGGACTCCGGCCTCTCCCGGTTCGGCCAGCATTCGATGAGGTTCTGTTGGCTCCAGCAGACACTGGTCTACACGGCAGGGTTCGTCTGCGTGGACAACTCGGACAGGGCCTTCGATTTCGCCAGGGATCAGTTCACGGTCGAAGCCTGGATCAGAGTCTCGAACGAACCCCCGTCGAATAAACCCATCGTCGGTGTTTGGCACGAAAGCACGAACCGCAGAAGCTGGTTGCTGCGCCTGGACAACGGCTCCCTGCAGTTCCTCTGCTCACCGGACGGTGTGAATGTCACGACGGTACCGGGTACGATCGTCAATTTCGACGTGTGGAATCACGTGGCCGTTGACCGGGACAAGAACGGTGTCGTCCGTCTGTACCTCAATGGCACGATGGTTGGGTCAGCCACTGTTAATTTCCCGTTCTTTCGCACTGATCGGGAGCTCTTCGTCGGATTTGCAGGGTACATTGAACCTGATAGCAAGTACGTTCAGGAAGTGTCCACGGGAGGCTTCGTGGGTCGCATGGACGACCTGCGGATCACCAGGGGTTGGGCTCGCTACAAGACGAACGGGTCTTTTCCGCTTCCTGAAGCGGCGTTCGCGTTCACGCCGATCGAGGAACCGGATTATTACGAGGATGGGGACCCGCACTTCGATAAGGTGGTTCTGCTCATCGATGCGGGCGTGAGCACCAATCTCGTTGATTACAGCCCGAACCCGACGACGATCACCGGAACGGTGGGTCTGCATACGTACCCGATGTACGGCATCCCGGATTACCGTGCCTTTTCTCCCAAGGGTACGGTGATCGAAATGGACGGGAGTGGTGGCCGGTTCAATCTCAATGGTCCCATGACCTTTGAGGTGTTCGCGCACTTCCCAACGTCAGTGTCCTCGTCGTACACCCTTTTGGAGGTGCCTGAGCATTTCCGCATCAGGCTAAGTCGAGGCAGCAGTGCGGTGCAGGTTTACAAGAGCGGAGCCTGGGTAACGATCGCATCGCCTTCTTCTGGGTGGGAACACCAGCGCTGTTTCGAGCTCAGTCGGGATGAGAATG